AGCAATTGATAATCAAAAAACTTGGGCTGGTTTAAAACTAACTAATGATCAATTAGTTGCAACAGATGATGATCAAGTGTATTTTAAATTTCAGACAGACGCTACTAACTCAGAGTCTTTCACTGATTTTACTAAATGGCACTTTATACACAGTATTGGTGGAACTGATTTCATCAGTCAAATACCAGTAACTGTTGCAGCAAATACGCCTTACCATTTAAAAATTAAAATTGACGCTGATAGAAAAGCTACAATTTTTATAAATGGTATTCAATACAATGTAACAACTACATCTGGAAGCACAGGTGGTACTGCAGTAACTGAAGTTCAACCTGGCACTCAAGCTCAAAAAACTGGAGCTTTAACTAATGATGTGGACTTTATTCCATATGTTGGTATAGAAGCAGGTGCAGCGGCAGCTGAAGCAGTAAATATTCATTACATTTCTTGTAGTAGAAACGTTTTTGAATAATAATTAATTAGTGTGGGGCTTCGGCCCCACATTTAATTTTAAGGAGAAACAAATGTCAACAGACGTAAAGAGTAAAACATTCTTAAATAGTTTATCTGCTGCAACAGCATCAGTAGCTGCATTACAAACAACAAGTGGAGCTGCTAATTTAACTTTGGCAGCAGCAGCGGGGACAGGTGCATTTCACCAAACAGATCAAGCATGTAAACTTACTATAACTTGTGGTGCGGATGTTTCTGGAGTTACTTTTACAGTGACTGGAACTGATATTGCAGGTAATGCATTATCAGAAGCAATTACTGGACCAGATTCTACTACAGTAACAGGCAGTAAATTTTTTAACACAGTTACTCAAATAGCTACTAGTGGCGCGGTTGGAACAAACACTTCAGTTGGAAACGCTGCAGGAACTACAGGTGGACAAGCTGTATTGACTGCTGGTAGAACAAGAGTTAGAGGAATGCACATAACGACTGGTGGAACGGTAGGAAATATATCTTATTTCAACACATCACCTGTAACAGGAACGTCTTTATTTTCTTTTCAAGTTGCAACAACTACAAAAGATTATATTGATCCTTATATTCCAGATGATGGAGTATTATTTGATGCAGGAGCTTTCCTAGATATTCCAGCAGGAACAGCAGTGAGTGTTACGACATTCTTTGATGGATAGGAGGCTAAATGGCTAACACCACCTCGGGAACAGCAACTTTTGATAAAACTTTTGCTATTGATGAAATAATAGAGGAAGCTTTTGAACGTATCGGGCAGCAAAATGTTGCTGGTTATCAATTAAAAAATGCCAGAAGAACATTAAATATATTATTTCAAGAGTGGGGCAATAGAGGTATTCACTATTGGGAGATAGATGAACTTAATATGGATCTGATTGAAGGACAATCAGACTATGATTTTTTTAGATCTAGCGATGATGGCACAAGTGCTGTATCAACACCAGCAAGTGTATTTGGTATGTCAGATGTTCTTGAAGCACAGTTAAGATCTAATAGAACTCAAACAACACAATCAGATAGTCCTATGACAAAAGTAGATAGATCTACTTATGCAGGTTTTTCTAACAAACTATCTAAAGGAACACCTAATCAATATTGGGTAGAAAGATTTATTGATAAAGTGAGAATACATATTTACCCAACACCAGATTCAACAAATGCATCAAAAGATATGCATTTTTATTATATAAAAAGAATACAAGATGTGGGTGATTATACAAATGCAACGGATGTTCCATTTAGATTTGTACCTTGCATGGTATCAGGATTAGCATATTATCTAGCTATGAAATATGTGCCACAATTAACTCAAACAATGAAATTAGTTTACGAGGATGAGTTTGCAAGAGCACTAGCAGAAGATGGTTCTGCATCTAGCACTCACATAACACCAAAAGCATATTACCCAGGATCATAATGGCAAAATACGCAACAGGTAAATACGCAAAAGCAATATCAGATAGATCTGGCATGGAGTTTCCATACAAAGAAATGGTTAGAGAGTGGAATGGTTCTTTTGTACACGTATCAGAATTCGAACCAAAACAACCACAATTAGAACCTAAACCTATGAACGGTGATGCAATATCATTACGACATGTTAGACCTGACAGAATAGAAACAGCTGTTCCAAAACTTTTACCATTAAATCCATTTACAACAACAAATGGATCTACAACAATATCTGTAAATGAACCTGACCATGGTAGATCAAATAATGATAGAGTTAGATTTAGAGATGCAACTGTTGTTGGAGGGGTGGCTGCAGCAACGATAAATTTAGCTGCAGGTTATTTAATTACTAGAGTAGACGATGATAATTATACCTTTGCAACAGCTACAACATCTAGTATAACTGAAACAGGAGGAGGCGGGTCTGCATCTGCAGGACCAGTTACGGTAACAGCATGATTAAAAAAATAAAAGATTTTATATGTAATTTATTAGGTATTAAACAATGTGCATGTCCTGAAAAGGATGAGCATCTTCAATTATATGAAGACATGCCAGAACCAGAAACTCCTGTCTATACAGACGTTAATGGTAAAGCAGTAAAATGTGGAACACATACTAGGCACAAAAAAAGTTGTCCTATTTGTAGAGAGGTAGCAGGAATAGTATAATGGCTGGATTAAGTGCATCAGGATTAAAAACTCAAATAAGAAGTTATACAGAAACAGATTCAAACGTGTTAACAGATGCTGTTTTAGAAAATATTATTTTAAATGCACAATATAGAATAATGAGAGAGGTTCCTATTGATGCAGATAGGAAACAACAAACAGGATCTTTTGTGGCAGGTCAAGACCAAGTAAATGCTCCAGCGGGTTGTTTATTTGTAAGAAGTATACAAGTTTATGATTCTACATCAGCTGTCACAGGTGCTAATTCATATTTAGAAAAAAAAGACTACACGTATTTACAAGAATACGTACCCTCTACTGAATCTGCAAAAAGAGGTAAACCTAAATATTATGCTATGTATGGTGGTGCAACAGGAGAGTCTGACACTACTTCAGGACGTATAGCTTTAGCTCCTACCCCAGATCAAGCATACAAATTTAGAATACATTTTAACTTTATGCCTGCTTTGTTAGAAAATGATGACACTAACTATATTAGTCTTAACTTTCCAAATGGGCTATTATATTGTTGTTTATCAGAGGCGTATGGTTTTTTAAAAGGTCCGATAGATATGTTGACTTTATATGAAAATAAATATAAACAAGAAGTACAGAAGTTTGCTAACGAGCAAGTCGGTAGACGAAGAAGAGATGACTACACAGATGGCACTGTTCGAATACCGGTAAACTCAGTAAACCCGTAGGAGAAAAATTATGGCAAATACATCGGCAATATGCACTAGTTTTAAAGTGGAACTTTTAAAAGGAGTTCATGATTTTACAGCCACAACTGGTGATACTTTTAAAATAGCTTTATTCACTAGCTCTGCAACTTTAGGAGCAGGAACTACGGCTTTTAGCACTAGTGAAGAAATAACTGGAACTGGTTATACATCAGGAGGAGCAACACTAACAAGTGTAACTCCTACGACAGATAGTACAACAGCTGTTTGTGATTTTGCTAACGTAAGTTTTACATCTGCATCGTTTACTGCAAACGCTGCCTTAATATATAACTCATCAGAGTCTAATAAAGCAGTTGCGGCTATCGCTTTTGGTTCTGATAAAACTGTAACAAGTGGAACTTTTACAATTGAATTTCCAGCAGCAGACGCAACCAACGCAATTATCAGATTAGCATAGGAGGTCAACCATGTCGGTGACTTCAGGATGGGGACGATTAACCTGGGGACAGGCTAATTGGAACGAAGCCACAACTATAAAAACAGGTTGGGGTGCAGATCCTTATAATGATGCTGCATCAACTTGGGGTGATGTAGGTGATGAGATAGTTTCATTAACAGCTCCTGATGCGATAACATCTGGCGTTAGCGTTGGATCTAGTTTTGGTGATGGTGCTTGGGGTCAAGAACAAGGTTGGGGACAATTTGTTTTAAATCCTGCGGATGTAATGGGATTAACAGGTGTCTCCGCAACTTCAAGTGTTGGATCACCCACAGCAAAATCAGATTTTACTGGAACATTAACAGGTCAATCAGCAACTGTAAGTGTTGGATCAATTACGCCTGCAGATGTCATGGGATTAACGGGAGTTTCTGCAACTTCTGCAGTAGGTTCTATAACACCTGCTGACGTAATGGGACTAACGGGAGTTTCTGCAACTTCAAGTATTGGTAGTACAACTATTACATCAAACCCTACTGTTTTACCTACAGGGTTAGCCATGACTTCTGCACTTGGTAGTTTATCTCCAGCGGATGTTATGGGATTAACTGGAGTATCTATGACTGCTTCTGTTGGAGCTTTAACTCCTCCAGTTGTTATGGGATTAACAGGTCAACAAGTAACAGCTTCAGTAGCTACTTTTGGAACATCAACAGGATTTGGAATTCAAGCGTATCAAGCTGTTGACACTGGATCAAATATCTCATATTCTAATGTTGCAACAGGTTCAAATATAACATATAGTGACGTCGCATAGGAGAAAATTATGGCATCAACATACACCCCTCTGGGTATAGAAAAACAAGCAACTGGTGAAAACGCAGGAACTTGGGGAACAAAAACAAATACTAATTTAGAAATTGTAGAACAAGCAATTGGTGGAACAGCTTCACAAGCTGTATCTGATTCTGGAGATACAACTCTTTCAGTATCTGATGGTGCAACTGGTGCAACTCTTGCACACAGAGTTATAGAATTTACTGGATCATTGACTGCATCTAGAAACGTTACAATACCTTTAGATGTTCAACAGCTTTACCTTTTAAAAAATGGAACCTCTGGTTCACAAGATGTTGTATTTAAATATGCAACCGGATCTGGAACCTCCGCTACTGTTGCAAACGGTAAAACTATTTTAGCATATGCAAAAGCAGATGATGTTACAAATCCAAATATAGTTTCTGTTGCGTTTGGTGGAGATGTCGTAGATGACACTACACCACAATTAGGTGGTAACTTAGATACTAATTCTTTCATGATTGATTTTGACGATGACCATGGAATTAGAGATGAAAATGGTAATGAACAGTTACAATTTCAAACAACTGCCTCTGCAGTTAACCATTTTGACATAACAAACGCTGCAACTGGAAATAGCCCTACTATTTCAGCAGTTGGGGGTGACACTAATATTGACCTTACTTTAGTGCCAAAAGGCTCTGGAGTTGGTAAATTAACTAATGCTAATGGCACTAGTTCTACACAAAAAATAACAACAGACGGAAAAGCTATTGCATTGTCTTTAGTTT